GGATGGCCAGGCAGCGCTGGGAGGACGAGTTCTGGGAGAAGATCTCCGGCTCGGACCTGGCGAAGTACGCCCGTATCCGCAAGTCGAACGGCAACGAGGCGATCCTCTTCCCCGGCAAGCGGTCGAGGATGGGGATCACCGCGAACACCGAGAAAGCCGGGCACGGGCCTCCGCTGGACTTGGGCTTCATCGACGAAGCATTCGCTCACGAGGATGACCGGCTGGAGCAGGCTTTCAGCCCGGCGATGCTGACGCGGGCCATGGCTCAGCTGTGGTGGGCGTCGGCCGGCGGGACGACCAAGAGCGTGTGGCTGAACAAGAAGCGGGAGAACGGCAGGGCCTTGATCGAGGCGCTGTTCGCGGCGCTCGCCGAGGACGTCCTCGCGGTCCGGCCGCGCTCGGCGTACTTCGAGTGGTTCGCCCCTGAGGAGATGGACCGGTCGGACCCGGCGACGTGGCGGGCAACGCTGCCCGCGCTGGGGTACACGGTGACCGAGGAGATCATCGCGGCCGAGCTGGAGAAGATGGACCCAGCCGAGTTCGACCGGGCCTATCTGAACCGCACCCGGAAGCCAACGCCGCCGACCGACCCGAATGTGCCTAAAGGGAAGTGGCCCGGCCTCACCGACACGGCGAGTAGGCCGGTTGCGGAGTCGGTGGCGCTGGCGATCGATGTGTCGCAGGACCGGAAGCGGGCGGCGATCAGCGCGGCGTCGCTGCGGGCGGACGGGCGCGTGCACCTAGAGGTCGTCGCGCACCGGCCCGGCACCGACTGGGTGGTCCCGGCGGTCACGAAGCTCCACAGGCTGTGGAAACCCGTCGCGGTCGCGGTCGCTAGGGACTCGCCGGCGGCGTCGCTGATCGACGATCTGACCGCCGCCGGGATCGATGTGCCGAAGGACAAGGACTCACCTCTGCGGGGGGACTTGGCGGTAATGGGGTCCAGGGACGTCACCGAGGCGTGCGGGCAGTTCGCCGACGCTCTGAACCAGGGGACCGTGGCGCACTTGGATCAGGTGCCGCTGACGGCCGCCGTGAACGGGGCGCGGACCCGGCGGCAGGGCGACGCGTGGACGCTGGACCGTACGAACTCCCTGGTCGACATCAGCCCGTTGTGTGCTGCCGTGTTTGCCCGGTGGGCGCTGGTGATCCGGGGCCCGCACGTGCTGGACGACTACGACATCGCGGACTCGTTCGCGTGAGAGGGGGCGGGGCGTGGGTGTCGGGTCGAGGCTGAAGCGGATGTTCACCCGGGACGCGCAGATCACCTCCCCGGAGGATCTGCTGACGCGGGCGAGGGAGCGGCGGTCGGGCCGGGTGCACGTCACCCAGGACACGGCGCTGCGGAACGCTGCGGTGTGGGCGTGCCTGCGGCTGCGGGCGGACCTGATGTCGACGTTCCCGATCGACGTCTACCGGTACGTGCAGGGCATCCAGGTCGAGGTGGCCAAGCCGCCCGTGCTGGTCTCTCCGGGCGGGGCCGAGATGGGCATCAAGGAGTGGGTGTATTCCACCCAGTTCGACCTGGACCGGGCCGGGAACTGCTTCGGGATCATCACGGAGCGGACCGGGGTCGTCGGCCCGGACGGGCGGGGCCTGCCCGGACGGATCGAGCTGGTCGAACTGTCCACGGTGTCGGTGCGCGGGAACGGTCCGACGATCACGAAGTTCGTGATCGGGGGCAAGGAGTACGAGCCGTGGGAGGTGTGGCACGAGAAGCAGTACACCGTTGCGGGTACACCCCTTGGTTTGTCTCCGGTGGCGTACGCGGCGTGGACGATCGAGGAGACCTTGTCGGCGCAGCAGTTCGCGCGGGACTGGTTCGCCGCCGGAGCCGTGCCGCTGGCCGAGCTGAAGAACAACCAGAAGACCGTGGACAAGGCGGGCGCCCAGGTCGCCCGTGAGCAGTTCCGTGCGGCGGTCGACGAATCGGGCCTGTTCGTTCACGGCAACGACTGGGAGTACAAGCCGATCCAGGCGGTGGCTTCGCAGTCGGCGTTCCTGGAGGCCCGCCAGTACGGGGCCGGGGACATCGCCCGGATGCTCGGCGTGCCCGGTGACCTGATCGACGTGGCCGTGTCGGGCAGCAGCATCACCTACGCGTCGATGACGCAGAGGAACTTGCAGTTCCTGATCATGAACCTGGGTCCTGCGGTCACCCGCCGGGAGGACGCGTTCAGCCGGAAGCTCGTGTCGGGGCCGAGGTTCGTGAAGCTGAACACCGACGCGCTGCTGCGCATGGACCCCGAGGCGCGTGCGCGGACGATCGGCGCGCGCATCACCAACCGGACGCTCGCCCCGTCCGAGGCCCGCGCACTGGACAACCTGCCGCCGTTCACCGAGGACCAGCTGGCCGAGTTCGACCGGCTGTTCGGCTCGCGGTCCGTGCCCGCCCAGCCCACCACTGCCGTACCGGGAGCACCGTCATGACCACCCCTCTGCTCGCCGCCGCGGCGGCCGAACGTGCCCAGCACATCCGCCAGCGCGCCGACCGCCCCTCGCAGCGCAGGTGCGCCGAGCACGCCGGCGCCCGCGCCACCGTGCGGGCCGCACTGTCTGGCGTCCAGGTCCGTGAGGCGGGCGACGGCGGGACCCTGCTGGAGTTCGTCGGCCGCGCCTCGGTGTACGAGCAGGCGTACGAGATGTGGGACATGTTCGGCCCGTACACCGAGATCGTCACCGAAGGCGCCGGCTCCGACTCACTGGCTCGCGCCGACCTCGACGTCCCCCTCGTCCTCGGCCACGACCAGCTCCGCCGCATGGCCCGCACCACCACCGGCACCCTGTTCCTCACCGAGTCCGCCGACGGCCTCGACGTGCGTGCGCCCGCCCTGGACCCCGCCGACTACGACGTGGCGTACATCGCGCCGAAGCTCCGCGCGGGCCTGGTGGACGAGATGTCGTTCGCGTTCCGCATCGAGTCGGGGCAGTGGAGCCCGGACTACACCGAGTACCGGATCAACCGGTACGACATCCACCGCGGCGACGTCGCGATCGTCGGCTACGGCGCCAACCCCTACACCGGTGCGGCCGTGCGCCAGCCCGCCGCTACGCCGGCGAACAGCCGGGCCCGAGCGCTCCTCGAACTGAGCATCGCCAGGGCCTGACCCCTTGATCTTCCCGCCGATCGGCGGGAGTTACTGCCCTGCGCTCGCGCGCACGAGTCCGCCCGGCGCCATGCCTCGGGCGGCCGTCTGACCTGGACATGGGGCGCCTGATGACGACACCGAAAGGACGGCCGAGATGACTCTCGCCGAACTGATCGCCCAGGCGCGCACCGCGCTGGACACGGCGATCAGCACCCGCCGCCAGGAGCAGGACGCCCTCATGGCGCTGCGCTCCGAAGAGAATCTGACCGAAGAGCAGGTGGCCGCGCAGGTCGCCCGCCGCGACGCCGCCGACGCCGAGGTCACCCGCCGCCAGGAGGCCCTCGACGGCCTGGAGGCGGAGCAGGCCCGCGAGGACGAGGTGGCCGCGCTCCAGGCCCGTGCGGTCCCGGCCTCCAACCGGGCCCCGGCCTACGACCGGGTGCACCGAGTCGGCCAGGACGAACGCACCTACCGGGAAGACACCGACCGGCGTGGAGCCGGGTTCGAGCGGGACGTGGCCGCCGCGTTCCTCGGCGACTACGACGCCCAGGCCCGTCTCGCCCGGCACATGCAGGAGGAGCGCGTCGAGCGCGGCGACCAGCTCCGGACGCCGGGCCAGACCGAGCAGCGTGCGGTCGGCACGGGCGCGTTCACGGGCCTCGTCGTGCCGCAGTACCTGACCGACATGTACGCCCCGGCCACTGCCGCGATGCGCCCGTTCGCGGACGTCTGCCGCCCGCACGACCTGCCCGCGCAGGGCATGACGGTCAACCTGTCGCGCATCACCACCTCCACCTCCGTCGACAACCAGGCGTCGGAGAACGCGAACGTCACCGAGCAGGACATCGACGACACGCTCCTGACGATCCCCGTGCAGACGGCGGCGGGCCAGCAGACCATGTCGCGGCAGTCTATCGAGCGGGGTGCCGGTACCGAGGCGATCGTCCTGGACGACCTCTTCCGCCGGTACCACACCAACCTCGACGGCAAGCTCCTGAACCAGGCGTCGACCGGTCTGACGAACGTGGCCACCACCGTCGCCTACACCGACGGCACGCCCACCGCGGCCGAGCTGTACCCGAAGGTCGTCGAGGGCCTGTCCGGTATCGAGGGCGCGATGCTCGACATGGCGTCCGGCGACAACATCGCCGTCATGCACTCCCGGCGCTGGTACTGGATGCAGAACGCCATGGGCTCCACCTGGCCGCTCATCACCCAGCCTGGCGTCATCGCCCAGACCCTCGGCGCGAACTACGCCGAGACGTACGGGCGCGGTGTGCGCGGGGTCCTGCCCAACGGGACGCCGGTCATCGTGGACAACAACATCGCGACGAACCTGGGTGCGGGCACCAACGAGGACGAGATCTACCTCGTGGACCGGCAGGAGTGCCACCTGTGGGAGGACCCGGACGCCCCGATGTACATCCGGGCTGAGCAGACCAAGGCCGCGAGCCTCGGCGTCCTGCTCGTGGTCTACGGCTACTACGCCTACACCCACGCCCGCTACGCGCACTCCCGGAAGATCGCCGGTACGGGTCTGGTGGCCCCGGCGTTCACCGGCGTCTGATCCCTGCTCCGGGCGGGACCGTCACGGCTCCGGCGATCCCGCCCGGTTCATCCTTCGATCTCCCTGGAGGGAACCATGAACGAACCGCAGACCGAGGACCCGATGGTCGCTGCCCTGCTGCGCGAGCGTGCGGGCTACGTCGGCCGCAAGGGCAAGGAGGACCGCGTCGCCGCGGTCGACGAGCAGCTGGCGCTGCGCGGCTACTCGCCCGACGGCGAGCGGGTCGCCGCAGCCCCGGACGCCGACGCGGACACCGAGTTGCGCAGTACGCCGCCCAAGGGACGCCAGGCGCGCGCGGTCGACAAGGCGTGACGTGGCCAACGAGTACGTCACCCTGGAGGAACTGAAAGGGCAGTTCCCCATCGAGTCAGACGACGCCACCCGGGACGCCGCGCTGAACCGGGCGCGTGCGTCGGCCTCGCGGGGCATCGACCGTGTCACCGGGCGCCGCTTCTGGCTTGATGCGGACCCGGTGCAGCGGGTGTTCAACACGCGCGGCCGGATCGTCCGGGAGAGTGACGGGGACCTGTTCCTCGTCGACGACATCGGCAGCACCGCGGGGATCGTCGTCGAGACAGGCTCGGGCACGTCGTGGACAGTCGTCACCGGCTACGAGACCAGCCCGGACAACGCCCTCGCCGACGGGCGGCCGATCACCGGTCTGCTGCGGGTGCTCGGCTCCTGGGGCAGCAGCACGACCCGCCTGCGGGTAACTGCCCGGTTCGGCTGGCCGTCCATCCCGGACGACATCCGCGAGGCCGCCCTGATCCAGGCCACCCGGCTCTACAAGCGCAAGGACTCCCCCGAGGGCATCATCGGCTCCGCCGAGTGGGGAGTGCGCAACCTCAGCCGCCGGGACCCGGACGTCTGGAACCTGATCGAGCCGTACATCATCCCCGGGTTCTGAAGGAGTCCCCATGCAGATCTCCGCTGTGCGTAAGGCGATTGCCGAGGCAGCCCGCGCGGTCGTCCTTCCGGACGGCGTGCCGAAGCTCACCTGCTCCAGCTATGTTCCGGACGCCGCGAACGCCCCCCACTTCTTCGTCGCCGAGTGGGAGCAGGATTTCGACAAGGCGATGGGGAGGGGACTGGACGAAGTCGTCTTCACAACCCGCGTGCTTGTTGCACGTGGGGATGACGAGTCGTCGCAGCGCATCCTGGACTCGATGCTGTCGGGCTCCGGCCCCGCCTCCCTCAAGGCTGCGATCGAGGCCGCGCGCGGAGGGCCCGGCGAGTTCGCGCTCGGGGGCCTTGCCCACGACCTCCAGGTGCAACGCGTGCAGGGATACCGCTGGTACGAGCACGCCGGCGCCACCTATGTCGGCGCCGAGCTGATGATCAAGGTGATCGGAGAGGGGGCCTGATGCTGATCCGCATGCTGGTCCAGATGCCTGAGGGTGCCGCCCGCAACGGCCAGCGCTGGCCCGCCGAGGGCGAGACCGCTGACCTTCCGACGGCGGAGGCCGCGCACCTCGTCGCCTCCGGGATCGCCGAGGAGGCCGCAGTCGAGGACGACGTCCAGGTCCCGGCCGAGCCGCGCGCCCGCCGCCGCAAGCCGGCCGACCCGGAGGGAGACCCGACGTGAGCAAGACGATCCTGTTGAACGTCCGCTGCTTCGCGGGCGGCGTCGACCTCACCAGCGCCTCCAACAAGATCGAGCTGTCGTCCGAGGTCGAGGACAAGGACGCGACGAACTACGGCAGTCAGGGGTGGAAGGAAGTCCTCGGCGGCCTCGGGTCCGCCGAACTGTCCGGCGAGGGCCAGTGGGAGGCGGGCGACCCGTCCAAGGTCGATGACGCGTCCTGGGCGCACGTGGGCTCGGTCGTCCCCTGGTCGGTCAGCGCCAACAACGGTGCGGCCGTCGGGGATCTGGCGTACTTCATGACGGCGCTGCGCTCGGACTACACGCTCGGTGACGCGGTCGGCGAGGTCGCCCCCTGGTCCGGCACCGGCAAGAGCAGCTCGCCCCTGGTGCGCGGGCAGTTCGCGCACGCTCCCGGCGTCGCTCGTACCGCGACTGGCACGGGTACCGGGCTCCAGCTCGGCGCCGTTCCCGCCGGCCGCCGCCTGCACGCCGCGCTCCATGTCCTCTCGGCGGCCGGGACGACCCCGTCGCTCACCGTCCGCGTCGAGTCGGCCGTCGACAACACGTTCTCGGCGCCGACCACCCGCCTCACGTTCAACGCGGCGACGGCCGTAGGCGGTCAGATCCTGCGTACCGACGGGAGTGCGATCACGGATACGTGGTGGCGGCTCGCGTGGACGATCACCGGCACCACGCCGTCGTTCCTGTTCGTCGGCACCCTCGGCATCGGCCGATAGCCCACTCCTCCCCACCATCCTGCCCGGCCCGCTCCAGGGCCGTCCTCACGCCCTGGAAAGGGGCCCTGTCATGCCCAAGATGGTCCTGCTCGCCCAGTACCTCAGCATCAACGGAACCGTCCTGAACACCTTCACCAAGAAGGCCGAACTGTCGGTCGAGGTCGAGGATAAGGACATCACCAACTACAGCTCCGCCGGGTGGAAGGAAGTCCTCGGCGGCCTCAAGAGCGCAGAGCTGGCGTGCGAGTTCCTCCAGGACTTCGCCGTCACGCAGCTCGACGCGACCATGTGGCCTCTGCTGGGCACGGTCGTCCCCTTCGAAGTGAGGCCCGACCAGGGGGCCGTCAGCACCACCAACCCGAAGTACACCGGGAACATCCTGATCAAGGGCTGGAACCCCATCGAGGGCAGCGTCGGCGACGAAGCCACCGTCGGCGTGTCCTTCCCGACGTCGGGAGCGGTGACGAGGGCGACGACCTGATGGCCGGCGGCCCGCCGTTCGCGCTCGGGGTCGAAACCCATGAGGGCCTGGCCGCACTCACCCGCGCGATCCGCGCCGAGGAGGACGGCAAGCAGCTCCGCAAGGAGCTGGCCCGCGACATGCGGGAGGCGCTCAAGCCGGCCGCCGCTGAGGCGAAGTCGTCGGTCATGTCGATCGCGTCGGCGGGCCTGCCCGCCGCCCCCGCCCTGAGGTCGTCCGTCGCGAAGAAAATCCGCCCGGAAGTGAAGCTGGGCGGGCGCTGGTCCGGGGCCCGCGTGAAGGCGTTCAAGACGAAGAACGTGCGCGGCTTCCCCAACGCCCCCAAGCGCCTCAACCGCGCGGGGGGCTGGCGGCATCCGGTGTTCGGGAACCGTGAGGTGTGGGTGCAGCAGCACGGCAAGGTCGACTGGTTCGACCGCAGCTTCGAGGGCCGTGAGGGCCAGTACAAGGCGGCCGTGGAGGCCGCGATGGAGAGCATGGCTCGCCGCATCGCCGCGCGGGCCGGATAGGAGTCACGGATGTTCCTGGTCTACAAGCCTGAGGGGCAGGCGGAGCCGAGTCGCTGGAAGTACGACCCCCGCAAGATCATGAGCGTCGAGCGGGAGTGGATCGAGCGGCGCACCGAGCGCAACTGGTCGGAGTTCACGAAGGACGTCCTCCAGGGCAACAGCCTGTGCCGTCGCGCGCTGCTGTTCGTCTTCCTCAAGCGCGAGCACCCCACGGTGAAGTGGGACGACGTGGACTTCGCGTGGGACGAGCTGGAGCTGGAGTACAGCAAGGGCGAACTGATCCAGATCCGGGCGTCCGTCTCCGAGTCGGCGACCGGCGAGGAGCGGGAGTCGGTCCTCGCCAAGCTCGACGAGGAGATCGGCACGGCGTACGACGACCCGGCGGACGAGGGAAAAGCCCAGCTGCCCGTCGCAGGCTGA